GTTAGCATAGGTTACTACTGTGCCTATGGAGACGTAACTTTAGTTGGACTGGCTAATGAGACCAGGGGGCAGCTGCCCTCCTCACCTTAACGAATAATTTTAGATTTCTTTTTGGTGGACGCTCGAACGAAGTGCTCGAACGGGCCGTTTTGGTTTCGTTAAGACTATCCAGTTACTAGAAATTGGCTCTAATTTGCAATGGCCAGCATTGATCGTGGTGCAGCACCACGCAGCGCTGATACGCCCGCCGAAAGCAGTTGCATCTGGCCGCGATTGCCGGCGATGTGACCCATAGCCTGAAAGCCCTTCACGCAGAAGTTGCCGATGTTGCCGAGGTAGTGCAGCGCCGTGTTGAGCGGTGTCTTGGACACCTGCGGCAGCTGCGCCGACAAATCCTTGCCGTAACTCGTGTAGTCAGGGCTCCACTCGTAGACTCCGGTGAATTCGAAGTAACACTGAATCGTGACTTCTTCCTCCCGCGTGTAGATAGCGTCCACATTACATAGGACGGTAGTCTGACACGCTTTCGTGGAGTTGTCGGAGTATACGGGAGTGATGACATTCTGCGCCTCGGCGTCGGTGTCCGACGGTGTCCACACAAATTCGTGGACCACCTCGCCGAACGTGTCGCGTTTCAGGGCTTTGGCCATGGAGCTAGCAGCGAGCTCCCCACCGTTGTTTGGGTAGGTGCACGCCGACTCCGGGATCAGGCCGATGATGCCAGACCTGGTAGAGTAATCGCCGCACGGGTTGACCTTCGTGCACGCGGCCAGCGGCCGATAGGTGTCGATCAGGTCGTTGCTCGGGTCAAAGAAGTCGAACGCCTGTGTTTGAGTTCCGATGTTCGTCGGTTGCCCGGCGAATTCCCACCAGATCTTATACACGTTGGCGCCCGGTACGAAGGCCACGACAAGATCCATCTTGACGTGCGCACCGATGGTGCCCGAGCTCAGCACTGCTAGCTTCGGCTGAATGGCCTTGTTAAGGCGCACCTGGTACGCACCCGGCGTTCCGGCATATAAAGGCGTGACGATTGGGCCTGAGCACGGATTTGCAAGCATCGCCAGATATTTCTTGGCGTGCGCATCCAGACCAGGCATGACCTCAACCCTGCGACGGGGAGTCGACCGTTGTCCCTGGCGACCGGCGGGACGTTGCTGTTGCTGTTGTGGTTTGCTGCGTGAGTTATTGCGTAGTTTGACCATGACTGTAATATTTAAAGAGCGTGTCCGGGTTGGATAATACGAGCCCCGGTGCTCGCTCGCCCGCTCTTAGGGGCGACTTACAATGTGGCGCACAGACTGTACGGTTCTGCCCTCCGTAGCATGGGACCAATGCTGATGCCCCATGGTCTGACCTGTACCGCAGGTCTATTTACCTGCGTTTCTTGCCCTTACGCCGCTTGCCTTCCTTTCGGCTGCGGTTGGGCAGGAAGTCGAAGTCCTCATCGTACTCCGGCTGCACGCCCATGGAGGCGGCAGTTCGTGCCGTGCGCGGCTGTGTGCCGTCGCGGGCGTGGTAGTTCGTCGGCGGTGGACGGCCCAG